CAGAATTTTTAACAAGTACAGGACAACGCAAACTTATTTTAGTTGATGGTTTAGATGGATATGTAATTTCGTATACGGGTGGGGGTGTTTACACAGCCGCTAAAATTACTGATCCTGATTTTCCTACACCCCATCTTCCGTTTCCTGTATTTCTTGATGGGTATTTGTTTTTAGCTAAACAAGACACTAACGATATTTACAACTGCAATTTAGATCATCCTGAGTTGTGGACAGCTGGTGACTATATTTCAGCTGAAATGTATGCCGACCATCTTGTTGCTTTGGCAAAAAATAATAATTATTTGTATGCCCTTGGAACTAATAGTGTTGAATTCTTTTATGACAATGCCAACCCTACAGGAAGTCCTTTAGCACGACAAGCCTCTGCTGTTCAGCAAATGGGTTGTGCTGCTGCAAACACTGTTGTGCAAACAGAGAAACAAGTGGTGTTTGTTGGAACAACGGGCAACGGCGGATTTACTGTTTGGCTCATTGATGCCTTTACACCAAAAGAAATTGGCATTCCTTCTATTAAAGAGGCGTTTCTTAGAGAAGCTTATCTGGGTTCAGTACAAGCAACAACGGGCAATGTTGTTAGAGTAAACAATCAAAAACTTTACATCTTACGCTTGCTATTTACAGAACGAACGTTTGTTTACAGCTTTGACACAGATATGTGGCATGAGTGGCAATCAGGACACAATTTAACTGGCACAGATGTCGTTAGAAATTTTGATGGTATGTTCTGTTCAGATGGCAATTATGGCTCTCCATACGTTCAACTTGTAGATGGAACCGTGTGGTCATTAATGGATGATGGTGTAATAAACGATGATAGTTTAGGAAATGAACCAATTGAATTGTTTTTGTGCACAATTCAAACACAACGTCTAAGCTTTGATACAATCAATCGTAAAACCATGTCTAGATTGTCTGTTCTAGCAGATGATGGTGGAAATGGTAACACAGCGTTGGATATGCTAGTGCAATGGTCGGACAACGATGGCGTTACATGGAATACGGGACAAACCCTACACATCACCCCATCAAGTTATGACGACTTGCCTGCCATTCATCAACTGGGCATGTTTAGACGACGCACATTTAAACTAACATGTGTTCATACAGCAACGCCGTTACGGCTGCTCGGTATTGAAGTGGACATTAATAAAGGAATTAGATAATGGCAAAACTTGTTCCCGCACCCATTCAGTCAGACATAACTGGTTTTGTTTGGCTTGATTGGTTTAACAACTTGTACACAGTGATTAAACAAATTCCTGTGTTTGGTTCATACACGGCTAGCGCAGCTCCCCCCATTGTTGGTTACATCACTGTGGTTGATTCTGCTGGCGTAACTCGTAGACTGGCTGTGGTATAATGGCCTGTACCTTCTTTAATAAGGAATTTTAATATGGCATATTCCGCAGCACAAATTGCTGATTTAAAAAAATCCATGCTAGATGGAACAGCTAAAATTACTTCTCAGTATGAATTTGTTCCAGGAGGAGACAATAGTGATCAAAACGTTGAAAAATTCTATGCTACTACACCTTCTGGATTTACACTAGAAGCGATGCCTCAAGGAGGCGGCGGATTTGCTTTTGATTTACCTAATGAAAAAGGTGGGTGGAATAACACTGGATATTTTAATGTTGATGCTACAGGAAAACCTATTGTTAGTGATCCTTCATCTTTTTTAGCACCCCGGCATGTTACTCCAAGTGGAGGAGGCGGATTGCTTGGTGATATTACCAGTGGACTGTCCGATTTCGCGAGTTCCGATATAGGAAAAGCGGCATTAGTTGCGGCTGCAATTTCTGCAGGAATTCCTCCTGAAATTGCTACGGAAATGGGTACAGGAGAACTTGCTGCTGCCTCTGCATTGGATGTTGCTGGCGCTGACATAACTACAGGGGCTATGGCTGGTGTTGCTCCGTCTGCTGGAGCTGCCGCCACCGCCGCTTCTTTGGGAGATTTGGGTAATGCTGTTCAAGCAACCATTCAAGAACAAGTTCCAGAAGCCTCCTTATCTCAAACCGTTGCCTCGCCTGTAACTCAAGGAGCTGTGCAAGAAACTGCGTTGCCTAGTTTGGAAAACATTGTTACTCCAAACAATGCCATTAACGCTGGTACAGGGTTTGTTGATCCTGCTGTAGCTGCGGGTGCTTCTACTGCCATAGGCGGCGATGCCACATTGGCAAACATTGCCGCTGCTGCTCCGGCAGCTGCTACAGCAACATCACCTTATGCCTTGTCTACTGAAGGTACAAGGGCTGGTTTAGGTGCTACAGGAACGTTAGCTGCCGCAAATGCTGCTGATCCTTATGCCCTTACCGCAGCTACAACAGGTTCTGCTAATGTTCTTGAGGGTAATCTCACTGCCAGAGGTCTTTCTGGTATTGATGCCATGGGTGGGGCAGCAGGCCTTACGGCAGCAGGTGCTGCGGGTTCTGGTATTATGAATGCTGTAGGTTCTTCTTCTGGGCTATCTGATGCAAGCAATGCGTTTATTGGTACGGGCATTGGAACAAGTCTTGGTACTTTATCTACTGGTATTAATTCTGGTGGGTCTAATTTTGGAACAATCGGAACCCCATCTTCATCAAATACTAATTCAAACACGGTGCCAGCAGAGGTAGCTGCCCAATTTCCTTGGCTGCAAGGAATGCTTGGGTTGTATGATATGTACAACCGACAAAATGCTGCTCAAACATTGAGAGATCAATTTAATACTGTTAACTCACAAATTAATGGTATGTATGCCGAAGGTTCTCCAGAACTTGCTTTAATGAAACAAGAACTTGATCGTAAAGATGCTGCTGCTGGACGTAATAGCCAATATGGTGTACGTGCTACAGACTTGGCTGGAAAAATTGCATCTACAAAAGGCAACTTGCTTGCTCAGACTTTGGGAAGTCAAAACAACCTGCTTGCTGCTAGCCTTGCTACAGGAAACTCTAGTATTGGAAGTTTAGCTAATTTGTTTGGGCAAACCGCTGGTAGTAATGGTGCAGGAGTGGCCGGAAATGCTGTAAGTAATTCTGTGAATTCTGCTATTAACTCTGGTGTTAACGGTGCCATTAATTGGGGACGTCAAACCCTTGGTGGAATGTTTGGTTCTTTGGGAGATTTTTAATTATGGATGGTTTAGAAGCACTCACAAGCGCCGTTGGTCCCGGCATGTCGGCATACAATGCGGGAGTTGACACCTCACGCAAGTATGAAGAACAGCAAAACCAGCAAGCGTTGCGTCAAACACAAATGCAAGAAATCTTGCAAAACATGAAACAACGTGAACTAACCAATCCTTTGGATGTTCAACATAAACAACTTCAGAATGAGTCTGCTCAGATTGAACAAAAGATTAAAAAGAACGCAATTTACACAGATGTTCTAGAACGTGCGGCTCCCATGCTTGAGGCGGTGCCTCCAGCGGCTCGTCATGCACAACTTATGAACATGGTGAAAAGCCACGGTTTAGATGCTAACGATCCTGAAATTCAGGGCTTTATGCAGCAAATGCAAAACGTTCCTGCTGACAAGATTCCTGCTGTGTTGTCTGGGATTAGTTCCAAACTTACACAACAAAGTCGTCAATATCAACAAGCCATTGCTGTTGCAGAAATTCAACGCAAGAGCCATGTGGAAGGTGCTAAAGAGGCTGCTGCTGCTTCTCGCTATGCTACAGACCAGCGTGCTGCTGCCGCTGCTGCAAAACAAAAAGGTGTTGCGTCTATTCAAGAACAAGTTCGTTCTGGTAAGATGACTGCGGAGAAAGCTGCTGTTGCTTTGTATGGAGCTGCTCAATTTGAAACTGATCCAGCAGAAGCCGCTAAACTTACACAAATGGCACAGCAGTATGAACAGTTTGCTATGAATCAACGCAATGCACAAGCAACGGGTAAAGTGGATGTGGGGGCTATGGCTAATCTGCCCACACAAAATCTTCCTCCTGCCTTTGGCGGTGCTCCCAAACTGGGTACTGCGGAAAACCCAATTAAACTTAAATAAGGAAATGTAATGCCTGTATACGAATACGGAGGTCAACACTTTGACCTGCCTGATGGCTTGTCCAACGAGCAGGCTCTTTCTAAAATTAAAAGTCATTTGGGGGAAACGACAAAACAACCGTCCATGCTGGACCAAACGGTTGGTAAGGTTCAACAAGAACTTAATAAGAATGAGGAACAGCGCACAGGGGCAGCAGAGGCTGCTCTAAGCCTTGGAACGGGTGCTCTAGGCATGGTTGCTGGTATCCCTATAGCTGCTATTCAGAAAGCTCGTACAGCCCTTGCAGGGGGTTCTACGCCCTTTGAGAAGGAATATGCTGATGCCATTCAGCGTATGACGTTTGAACCACGTACAGAAGCTGGACAAGAGGCTCTTGGCCGTGTTGGTGAGTTTATTAACAAGAACGTTATTCCTGTGGCTCCCATGGTTGGTTTAGCCATGCCCAAGGCGTCTGAAGGGGTGGCAGGTATGCGTGCTCGCTTTGCTCCTAAAGAAGTGCCAAAAGCGTCAGAAATTCCTGAACCAGTTAAAACCGGTGTTGCTGCTTTGAAAGAAGAGTTGAATGCCCCTGAACCAACTCCTGTAGTTCGTCAACCACAAATGTCTCCTATGCAAAACATGGCACAGCAACTTGGTGGTGTTGAGCCTTTTAAAGCCGCTGAGGAGTTTGCTCCTAATGCCGTAAGTAAAATGGCAGAACAGCTTCCTGACTTTGAAATGCAAAGCCGTGGGCGTGCTGCTGATGAAGTTGTCGCTCGTCGTCAAGCTGAAATGGAGCTGGAAGTTAAACGTCAAGCTTCTTTGGACATTGGTGCTGCTGAACGCGCTCGTCGTGAACAAGCCCCAACAGGCTATGAAGAATGGCAACAGGCTAAGGACACTGCTGAACAACAGAAACGTCTTGAACTAGATTCTGAATTGGCACAACGTGCTGGTGCTGGTGAACAAGCTGGTTTGTTTGAACCCCACATGAACATGCACCGTGCCT